GCCACCTCACCAAGCGGAAGGGCTTCTACAAGGACGCCAACTATCCGTTCAAGGTGACGAAGGTGAACTATCGTTGACCTACGCCGATGCTTTTGACCGGCTGCTGACTCGCATCCCCGAGATCGTAGACTTCACGCCGCATTTTCCGAACACCGCTGTCGTGGTTCCGCGCAACGACTTGCGCGGTCCATTCTCCACCGCCTTGAGGCAAGGCTATCTCGATGCTGGTCAGAAGTTCCAATACGCGAATTTGAGCCGGATCGGAGGTTGGGATTTCTTGACGGGAATCTTCGCGGTCTCATCCCACGCATTGCGCGGGCGCACGCTAGACACGCTCTACGTCCCCGACCGATCTGATCTGCATCCCACTCAGTATTCCGCTTACGATTACATGATGGAGTCAATGACTCCGATCATGGTTACACTGCCATACGCTCGTATCTACGTGTATTAAATTGCGTCAGAGTCAATGACTTAGTATAGTCAACTCTTGATCGGGCCACAGTTTCGCCCTGCTTAGGAGCCAAATGCGAATTCTTCTTCCTGATAACATCTCCTTCAACATGGAGGAAGTTCCGAACCAAGTAGACGACCTGAGATATTGTGTCCTCGACTATTCAAATCAAGCTGATGTCGATTTCTACTTCATCCCGTTGATTTTCTTGGATCAGTTTCCGCGCCCGGCGGCCGACCTACAGATCGGCAATTACCGGATTCAGATGCCGCTCGATTGGTCGATCATCATCGCGGACAAGCATCTGGGCGCCATGGAGATCGTGGAACTTAAGCATCTCAACGACCGCGACTTCGACGCATTTGTGCTCAATCCGATCAATGGCTACATGCCGCAGTTCCTTGAGATCACGATCCAGAACGTTTTCCCCGACGTGACGTGGAACATCCCCAAGCTGAAGCGCGGGCACATTCTCGCGGTTCCGCTTAGCGATGGCCCCAACCCAGTCTGCGCCTTCTTCGTGAAGGACACCAACAAGCTCCCCGACGGCCTCGACATCTCGAAGGTGTTCGCATGACCCCGGAAGAATCCTTCGAACAGGCGAAGCAGATCGAGTGGATGAAGCAGGAGCAGGCCAAGCGCTACGAATGGGCGAAGCACTATCGAATGCGCATCATGCAAGACGGCCTCAACCGGCTCCGTCAGAAAGGCAAGAAATGAACTCCCATATCACCTTCCAACAATGGCTTGCCGAGATCGACAAGCTGGCGGCGGCCGAAGGCTGCTCGACCCCCTACACCCAGCAGACGGGCTACGAATGCTGGGCCGATGCTTACGCAGACGGCGTCTCGCCGGTCGATGCGTGGCACGAAGAAAAATACTGCGGCGCTTACGACGTAGAATAAGTCAACCCTCAACCCCGAAAGTTTTGAAATGAGCAAGAACATCCGCGACCGAATTGACGGTCTGCTGTCGCAATACGAGAGCCACGTCGGTCGTGGCAAGATGGACAACGCTGGTGTGACCCTGAAGGAACTGGTTCACTCGCTGGTCGATCTGGTTGTCGAGCGCACGAGCGCCTACGTCGAGCCTGTGGTTGAGGAAGTCACCATCGGCACGAAGCTGGCCGTGGCGGACGCCAAAGAAAATCTGCACAAGCTGGAAGAACTGGTGGTGCCGACTCCTGTGCCTGCGGCTCCCGAGCCCTGCGCTCCGTGCGACGTGTCGATCCCGAACAACCCGGCTCTGATCGAGGATTTCAAGAAGAGCACCATCACGGTGGATATTCCCGAGGCTCCGGCCGAAGCCGAGACGGTCACGCGCAACGGTGTCACCGAAGAAGTCATCGAACACACGACGCAGGCCGCGCCCGCTGTCGTTGAAGAAGCGGCGGCTGAAGAGCCTGCCGCTGTGGTCACCTCGCCCGAAGGCGATGTCGCACCCGCACCCAGAACGCCGAGGAAGCCGAAGCCCTAACCGGTTGGAAAACACGTCCCTGCGAGAAAACATATCCTCGCAGGGACGTGGAGCAACCAAACAGCGGGAGAACTGTCGGAAAATTTGACACTGGCGTCTGTCCGTATTTATGTAGATATGGTAAACGAGTTTCGATAAGGCGGAAAATCTGGTGGCGGCCCATAAGCTTGACATTTTCGAGACGCTCGCTGCCATCGACAAGCGGGACCGGGAATTCTACGCACGCCTCCCCGAGGAAATGCAAAAGGGTTTCGCCCCTCCCGTCGTGCTCCGCTGGGCCAGCGCCGTCGAAGGCCCGGCCGCCGAGCACTACATTTGGCTGGTCAACGACCGCGCCAACGTGAACTTCCACGACATTTGGGAACACCCCGAGCTTCAATTCAAGCTCTTGGCCTCGTGCGGCTACGGCGGCCGTGGGCAGCGCCACCAGTGGATTCCCATGGTCGGCAAGAAAGCTAAATCAGATCAGGTGCGCACGTTCCTCAGCCAGTTTTGGCCTGACGCGAACGACATGGAATTGGACATCCTGTTCGGTCAGTTCACCGAAGAAACGTTTGAAGACTTTGTCATGTCGAGTGGTCTCGCCCCCGACGAAGCCAAGGAGATCATGAAAGCATATGGCCGTCTCACAGGCAAAACCGCAGCAAAACCCAAAGGCAAGAAGGGCAAGCCCGCCGACGCCTGAGTTTACCTGCGACTACTGTAAGAAGTCATATGTCAGCGAGCGGACTTTCCTCGTTCACATGTGCGAGCAGAAGCGCCGGTGGCTCGATCAGGACACCAAGCATGTGAAGCTCGGCTTCGTTGTGTTCAAGCGTTTCCACGAGGTGAACTACAAGGGTCGCAAGGAGAAGACCTTCGAAGATTTCATGGGCAGCCAGTTCTACACGTCCTTCACGAAATTTGGACGTTACCTGCTGAACATCAACGCGATCAACCCGAAGCAGTTCATCGACTTCCTCATCAAGACGGAAGTCAAGCTGAACAAGTGGGAGAGCCCACTCGTCTACGAGACCTACGTTCGCGAGCTAAACAAGAAGGAGACCCCAGACGCGGCCATCGAGCGGAACTTCCTCTTGATGCAGCAATGGGCGAACGACACCGGGAAACCTTGGCTGGACTTCTTTCGTGAGATCGAACCGGCCTTGGCTACCAACTGGATCAGATCGGGGCGGATCAGCCCTTGGATTTTGTTCACCGCTTCGAGCGCGAAAGATTTGTTCGCGCGCCTGTCGGACGAGCAATTGTCTCTGGTGCAGAAAAACATCGACCCGGACTTTTGGAGCTTCAAGCTTGAGAAGTCCGCCGCCGATGTCGATTTCATCCGCGAGCAACTAGACGCTGCGGGTTTGTGAGGGAACGATTTTGACACCCGAGGAACGGGCGGCGCTTATGGCCGCCATGTATGAAGAGCCGGACGACGTTGAACCGACCGCCATTGGCGATCTGGAAGACTTCAGCCTCGACGACGGGCCGGAACCGGCGCCGTTGACGAAGGCGTGGGTTGATCGACAGGCCCAAAGAGGCAGAGTCCAGTTCGAGACCGACGGCAGGTTCGTCACCCTCACCGTGGACGGACGCAAGGTGCTCGTGCCGACGGCCTCCTACGTCAAGAAGCTGGAAGAGAAGATCGCCACGCATGACCGCGACATGCTGCGGATCAAGGCCATGCTGAAAGCCATGCGCACGCTCGTGAACCGCCATGAAGGCGACATCAACGACGTGTGGCGTGAACTCGACCGCAAGATGAACCTGCGTGATTCATGACCACAGTCATCCTGAACGACTTCGTCAACGACCGCCGCACCGCGATCCTGTTCAACTACCCACAGGATTTCCAGCGGGTGAACACCTTCTGGGAAAAGGAGGACGAACTCCTTGTCGCCCTGCACGCGCTGCATCAAAACGAATCGTTCAGGGATCGCAAGCGCTGGTGTGACCTGACGCCGACGCATTTTCGGTTCCTCATCATGGCCACGCTGACCAAGGCGGCGAGCCTGAGTGATGAGGAACAGGGCGATCACACCAACGTGGTCATGGCGAGCCTGACGTTCCTGCTCACCGGCTTCATCAAATGCCTTGAACTGCGGACGGAGAGCACGCTCGAACTGATGCGGATCAACCGGCTGGGCGAGAGCGAGGTGCTCTACGACTACGCGGGCAGCATCAACATGAGCCTCGATTCACTGCGGCCGAAGTCCGGCCTGCGCGTCATTGTGGACAACACCGGTGCCTGACGTAACGCAGATCATCAAGATGACGAAAATCCCGCCGAAGCTCACTGATCGGCGCCGTAGCCCCTTCTATGAAATCCCACCGGTCACGGGTCTCACCGACATCACGAAAGAGATGCGGGAGAACTACTGGGGGAACGCCCTTCTGGAATCTGCGAGTTTCAAGGTTGCGCGGGTGTTTTCCATTCCGGGCAGTGAAACGAGGGAAAAACATAACGAACTCATCATGCAGGCCCGCGCCGCCTGCAAGGGAAAGATCGCAGCTATCTGGACCGATACGTCTTTGAAAATCGCGTTGGAGATCGAAGAGGATGCGGTTTTCCTGAAGATGTTCCTCGGATGAGCTACGTCGTTGCGGTCCCCACAGAGCGCGACAAAGAGCACTGGGTGCCGATGACCCGGTGGGTCGAAGCGATCATGGGGCCGCCGGGCGAACTGTGGTGCACCAACGATGAAGAGGATTGCGTCCTCTATTTTTTCAAGCACCGGCGCCATGCTGAACACTTCGACCGCGTCTGGGCTCGCACCCCGATAATTTTCTCCTACCAAATGTGGGAACAATTTTGCCTTGGATCGCTGGGTCGTGCGAGATTGGCAAAGAGTTGGGATCGGCTGGGCTGGAAGCCCACCAGCGTCCTGCTCTCAAAGAACAAATCCCGCCCGGATTTCATCGGTGGTCGCCGCATGTTTTCGAAATACGGGTGCTGGTTCTTCGAGAACTACAACGACGCGTTAGTGTTTTGGATGTCTGAGTCATGACGAAAGTCAACACCGATATTGATATCGACTTCGCAGATCGCGACTCCGCGCTGCAAGGTCTGATGCATGTCGCTGCGAGCATGGAGCAGAAGGGCCAACTCTCCCGTCACCCGACCGGCGTCTATTTCCAGAACATCCCCACGGACCCGATCACTGGCTATTCCGCGTTCAACTACGAGCAGGCGGCCGACAACGGCTACTTCAAGATCGACTTCCTCAACAACTCGATCTACGCCGATGTGCGCGACGAAGAGCATCTCATTTCTCTGATGGCTGACCCCGACTGGGACATGTTGGAGGTTCCCGAGATCGTCGAGATGCTCGCCCACATCCACAACAGCTTCGGATTGGTGAGCCAAGTCCGGCCGAAAAGCGTGGACGATCTGGCCGTGATCCTCGCTCTGATGCGGCCCGGTAAGCGCCATCTGATGGGTAGGCCGCGTGCGGAGATCGACGCTGAGATTTGGAAGGCTGGGCAAGACGGCTTCGTGTTCAAGCGCGCCCATGCCATCGCCTACGCGGTGAGCATCGTGGTGCAATTAAACCTCATCGTCGAGAAGACGGCTGCGGCCATCGACGCGGCGGGCGATCAATGAACGTCTGTTATGTCGAAAACACCGCCCGGCGGCCACTCACGCTCATCCACGATGTGATGAAGGGGCTGCACCATCTCTACAAATTGGAGATTATGCAGGTCCAAAGTGGTGAACTGAATTTGGATGCTGGTCGGTTCGCCAATTTTGTGCGAGACGAGTTGCCATATAAAGTGGTTCTCCGATTTGACGGGAACGGTGGCCAGATCAGCCGCCGGTTCGCCGAACTGGTGGAATGGATTGCGGGTCAGGGCGTCAAGTGGTCCTTCGAACCGCAACCCGAGAGCGTTGGGCGCATGGCCATCGCGTTCACCTTCGAGTCGGTCACGGCCGCCGTCACGTTCAAGCTGGTGTGGTTCTGATGGGCAAAGTCATTATCGTTCCGCCTCCCTTCAGGGTGGAAGTCCCGGTTCCGCCCAACGGCGGCCAATTCACCGGAATGACGAGGGTCCATCCTGTTCAGTTGAACATGGGGTCCGGGTTCGAAACTGCCGGGGTCCAGTCGCACACCCTGAATGCATCGGTCTCCCTCCAAGACCCTCGCACCGATTTCAAGTTCTACGATCCGATGCTCAGCCACGCTGCGTTCTACAGCATGTCCGGGGCTATGGGCCGCAGTAGCGTGTCCAATCGGGTGCTCAACGGCGCCTCGCCGCTGATCCATCGGATCGACGCAGCTACAATCCCGCGTATGTTTTGGGACCATGAAGAGCTTGAGGACATCGTCTTCCAGCGG